ATATAGATCCGCTACACAAGCATGGCTACAAGCTTTGCTACGTGCTGATACAGGTGCTGCTTACTCAGAGACCGAGATTATGGACTATATTGCTACTAACATTCCACAGGTTGGAGATTTACCAGATACAGTTGCGTTTAAAATAGCACAAATGAAGTCTACAACTGAAACTATGGCTGCTAATGCTGGCCAAGGTGCTAAGTATCTACTTGGAAGATTGGATGGATCAATTGAACCACCTGAGTCTGTTAAAAGATTACAGGCTTTAGGTATGTCTACAAAGACTGAGTCTGGTGAAGGATCAAATAACGCTGAATATGAAAATTTGAGTCAAGCCGAGAAGGACGCTTGGGATAACACATAATATAACAAGGGAAATTTATGGAATATAATAGAGAAAACCTAATGAAGAAATTCATGAAGGCGTATGACGCGGGTGATACTGCTAATGCGAAAGTTCTTAAAAATATGATTATCAAGTTTGATACTGGTAAAGCTCCTAAAGCTAAGTCTTGGGAGCGCAAAGATGGCGGCTTAAGGTTTGATAAACTACAAGAAAATGATGACTATATATCTGATCTTAAGAAGGTCCACAAAACCCTCAAGCGTAAAGATTGGGAAGGTAGCGACGAAGATCTAATTGAAGATTCTTTTGAATTCTTTAATGCTTCATTTAATAATGAGCTGAAATTACTTAGCACAATAGATGATATTCGTAAAATGGATGACGATACTAAAGCTGCTATGAATAATGTGTTTAATACTTATAACAATACTACTATTACTGGTGAGGGCTCAAGGCCTATGTGGGAAAAAGTAAAAGACGCTTCTGCTTTATTATGGGCTCCTACCACATATATGGGTGGTAAATTTATTGCTGGTGGCGCTATGCACATGGCTGCTAAGCAAGGTATCAAGAAGTTACTAGCGGGTTCAGTTGCTAAAAGATCAGGTCTTGTAGCTGGTGGAATTGTTGGTGCTCATGATACTGGTATTCAATTAGGTGTTGAAGGGAAGTTAGACAAAGACAAAGAGTTTGATTGGAAACGTGCCGCCCTTTCTACTGGTATGGGTTTAGGCTTAGGCGCTGCGGCTCCTATAGCTATTAAGGGTGTAGGTAAATTAATTTCTGGAACAGGTAAAGTTGTTACTGGTACCGCAAAAGGTATTGCGCATCCAATACAAAGTGCCCAAGCGCTTAAAGGTGCTGCTATTAAAACCGGTGGCGGCGGAGAAGCTGCTAGAGAGGGTGTAGTCAGAGAGACTAAAGAGATTCTTGATGATGCTGTTGGCACTGGTGGCAAAGAAGAAGCTGCTGCGGGTCTAAATACCAATCTTATCGATGTTATAAGTAAGGGTAAAGTTAAGTTTACTAAACAGTATGACAAGCTGGGTGAAATAAAGGTTACCCAAGCACAAGTTAAAAAATTGGTTAATGACCTTCATGCTAAACCTGGTGTTAATAGAATTGGTAATTTGGAAGATACTGTTGAAGCTATGGTTGGTAAACAACTAACTCCTACACAGGCTTTACGTAAAGTTCGCTCTACATTAGGAAAAGAATCCAATAGAGCACTTAGGGGTGTTGGTCCCAATATTAGTTCTGATCAAGTTTTAAGTAATTTCTATAAACAATCTAGAAATTTATTTACTGCTTCCGCTAAAAAAGCTGGCAAAGGTGATGTAGCTAAAAAATTAGATAAAGACTATTCGGACTTCTTGCGTATTAGAGCGGATAGGACTATTACAAATGCAACAGAAGACAGTTCAGCTGCAACTAGAAAATTAATTGGTGCTATATCTAGCAAAGATCCCCATAAAGTTGATGAGTTTATTAACCAAATGAACAAATTAGGTAGATTATCTGGTGATGCTAATTTTGGTAAAGCTCAGAAACAAAATCTTCAAATGGCTTTGCATGAGCACTTATTTACAGGAACAAATGCTGCCCCGCTTAAAAGATTTTTAGGTGATAAAAGTGGTATTAAAGTTCTACAGAAAGTTTATGGTGATGTTCTGGATAAACAAGCGTGGCAAGGTTACGCTGATATCTTAGAGAATGCCGCTGATCATGGAGGATTAGGTGTTCTTATGACAAGAATTTTAGCTGGTGGCGCAGGTGCTATTACTGGTGGTCCTTTCGGCGCAGTAGGTGGTTACGTTGCTATTAATGCACTTATGAAATCTAAAGCATTCCAAAGGCAAGCTATGAAAGTTTTCTCTAACAATCCCAAGAAGAAAGAGCAAGGATTAGGGGCTATAGCTAAGTTTATGGAATCTAAAGGTATAGACGGTGCTGCAAGGAAAAAGATAATGGACTTACTTGTAGGCTCAGCTACTATAGGTGGATCGGTTTATACCGCTAAAGATGCCACTAATGTAGAAATAGCTAAAGAAGCCTTAAAAAACTTAGACCCAAGTATCTCACAGTACTTTGAATAATAGGAGGCTATATGAGCGTTTTAAATGCAGTTGTTTTACAACTAAATAAAGCGATTATCAAAGCTACTACAGCTGGTGATACAAGAGCAGTTAATAAGCTTACGAAATTAGCGGATAAACCTGATGCTGTTACAAATAGAATGCAACAGATTAAAGCTAAACAGGCTGACTTTGACGATGAAGTTACGGATACTTATATTCATCAAACAAGCGCTCAAGGGGACATTAACGAAGGCAACTTCAGATATCGCTCAGGATCCACTCCTGCGGCTGCTGGTAAAGGAGAGGGCGTATTTGCTAGTCCTATTAGTTATGTGGACCAGAACGTGGCATACGGACCTCGTGAGCTGGGTGTTGTGACTGCAAGAGCTGACGCCTCTAAGTTGGGACAAGGACAAACTAGGTTAGCTATAGACGGACCAGATGTTCCTGAAACATTTATTCCTAAAACGCAAGTAAAGGAGATCTTTGAAATCAAACCTGCTACTATGCAGTTAACTGAAATGGGTAATAAGACGGTTAGTTCTATAGCGAAGGCTACTGACAACTTTAAAACATCTCTTTCGGATATGCGTAAAAGTAATGACATTAAAAAACTATTTGCAAATGAGGATACTTCTGATGAAAACATTATAGGTATGTTCATTGATTCATTAAGAGTTATCGATGAGAATGCCGCCGGGCAAGCTAGGAAAGTTGCTGGACATGAGAAAGTGTATGAGAAAATATCTTTGCAAGACTTGTATGATAAAGTTGGTCGTAAGATAGAAGCTCGTATGACTATAAACACTAAAGCAAGATGGTCCCCACAGAAACGTAGGGAAGCCGGTGCTGTTATGCTAAATTATACTAGGGGTAACTTAGGTGACTTCATTGAAGAAGCTATGGTTAAAACTAAAACTGGCAAAGGTCTAAAGGTTAAAGATGAATTATTATTAACTACTAACAAGAGCTTTAAAGACTGGGCTCGTACTGGTGGAAGAACATTAATGAATGCACTTGAAGGTCCTAGAGAAGCTAGGAATCCTTCTATTAACCATCATGGCGACTGGATAATGAATAAAATCGGTGAGCTTGTAGGGTTTCCCCGTGGTGCCACTAAGGCTGAGTTCTTTTCTGGTGGAAGTAAAGTTCAACTATCTGAATCTCATTTCCCTTCAGTTGTTAAATCTTTGAATATCTTAGGTAAACAACTATTAGGTATGGACAGAGAGTTCTGGGAATTAACAAAGACACTAGGTAAGAAAGGTATATTAAAGGAACGTCCAGGACCATTAGCTGAACACAAGGCAGCCCTTAATTTACAAAGGCTAACTGATACTGAACAAGATCAGTTAACAAAAGCATACGATGAGCTAGGTGACGCTATTAAAGAAGCATTCCCTGATAAGCCGCCTACCTCAAGACAATTTATTGAATTAAAAGAAGCTATATTCTCTCCCCGTGCGAAAGCATTGGATGCTATTGGCAGAGAAACCAGGACTATTGGAGATCAATACAAATCTAAGCAAAGTAGCACAAGAAGGCTAGACGAAGAAATAGAGAAGAGATTTGCTAATGATCCTGAGGCTAGAGTGTACATGCAACATAATGTTGATACACGTGGTCGTACGTCACCTATAGATCCATTTGGAGCATCTTTGAACTCCGGTGGCACAATTCGTCATGGATTTACCGGTTCTAAAAAACCGATAGCATATGGTGATGAGGGATTTAATCAAATCATTGACGATTTAGTTTTATTTGATGCTAAAGCTGGATTAAGCAAGATACAAGGTACGGGTTTAGACAGACATTCACATTGGTTAAAGAATAAAGATACTTACATTAAACAAGGTAACGAAGCTTTAGACAATGTAAACAATCCTGATTGGAATCCAAAATGGATGGATAGGAAAGACGCAGGTCCTTACTTAAGAGGGGTTATGGAAGTAGCTCGAATTAAGAAAGCAAATGATGCGGGTGTTCCTTATGAGTCTAATATGATGATTGAGGTTGATGCTCCTTCTTCGGGCTCTCAACATATTGGTGCACAATACGGTGATGAACATACTTTAAAATTAACAAGTGTTCTTACCGATCCTGTTGATAGAACTGGTTTAACTGCCGTTGAAAAGAGATTATTAAGTGAGGGTGTTCCAGATGATGCCATCGCTAAAGATCTATATACTGATGTTGGTGGTAAGTATAAGAAGAATATGGAAGCTAGCTATGCTGAATTAGCTAAGACTGATCCTGAAAAAGCTAAATTGTTTAGAGAGATCTCAGACGAATTCTTAGGCGGAGATAGAGGAATCGTTAAACCAATCGTTATGAAAGTTCCATATGGCGCAGGTAACGATACTCTAAAGATGGACTTGAATGTCCAATTAGACGGTCGTAAGAAATTAGCTATTTTAGAGCGTGGCGTTGACCCGGATGAACTAATGAATTTTCATTGGGATGAGGGTATGGCTAAAGCTCTAAATGAAGGACTTGCTACACAGTACGAATTTAAACAATTTAATTCTGTATTAGGTAAGATCTTTAATTCTTCAGATAACAGAACTCCTTTCTTAGTTGAAGGACCTTCTGGAGATATAACCGACCTAACAAGATACATAATGGGAAGTGAGAGAACATTTAGATCTACTATCTTACCTGAAGGTGTTCCGGATCTAGCTGCTGGTAAAGGCGCTGGATGGAGGGGTCAGGAAGTAACTGTATATAATCAGATACCTACACCTGATTTAACAATTGATGCTATTAATAAAATCAAAGTAGATTCACGAATGATTAGTCAAGGTATGGCCCCTAATACTACTCATATGATGGATGCTGCATTCTTACATAAGTTAGTACAAGCCGCAGATGCTATTGGTATTGAAGTCAGAGTTGTTCATGATGCATTCTTTGTTCACCCGAATGATGTCAAAGCTATTAAGCAACTATCTGGTAAAGTATTCCAAGATCTCCATGCTAACTATAATCTAAGAGAAAAGATGATTGAAGGATTATCTAAAGCTACTGGAATGTCAATAGAAGATATTTTAGCTAAAGTACAATCAAAAGGTCTAACTATGGAAACTAAATTTGATATTGGCGCGCAACCAGTTGAAAGATTTGCTAATGTTGTAAGAGGAGGTTAGTATGGCATATAGAGACTACAACGTAATGTCTGCTCAAGGAATTACAGATGTTGAAATGTTGAAAGCGAATGATGGACCAGAGAAATATGCTGGGACTTCAAAAGTTAATACATTCATGGTGAATAAAGTTTATAAAGATAATCTTAAAGCCGGGATGTCTAGTAAGGAAGCAAACGTAAGAAGAATTGAAGCGCAAAGACTTGTAAAAGAAGTCAAAGGGTGGAGAGGTTACTAAAAAACAAAAAATAAGCTACATTTTGGATATAATGTCCAATTTGTAGCTTTATTTTTGCTTTTTAGGAAAAGTTGATCCCCAGGATCTCCATATAAACTACTTCTTAACCATTGGCTTATGCTTGTTTAGCCTTATTTTTAAGTATTCTAAAACAAGAGATATAGAGCAACGGGCAAAAATAAAGGACCATAACTAGGTATTAACCTAACTATAGCCCTTTATTTGCTTATACTAACTCTTTTGCTAAATCCGCAGCTGACAGTGTACCCACTAACTTCCGTGGTTCTTTGCCATCAACTACAATGACCGTTGAAGGAACAGAGTTAATGCCATAAGTTACAGACATTTCAGTTCCTCTTATTGTTTCAATGTTATATTCTTCTACTTCCCAACCTTTAAGACCCTTTGTTACTTGCTCAAATATAGGACCGTAGCTTTTACATGGACCACACCAATCAGCGTGAAATTTCATTATCTTCTTCATTATCCCTCCGGTTATGTTCAACAATATATTTATACCATTTCATTAGCCACATTACTTTTTGTGGATAATGGTCTGGATTAGGTATATTATCTTCTCCAAAATAATCAATAAAGCCTTGTATTTCTTCATCAGGCATTATCTCTTCTCCGAACTATGAAATGCTGAGATCCTTAGAGACTTGATTAATCCTAAGATTGTAATCTCTAACTCTTCTCTCATTTCATCGCTATAATCAATACTTTCATATAGACTAACTGCTATACTAAGTGCTTCTGCTATTTCCCCAACCGGGTAGCTATTTCTTTCCATTATTTTTCTCCTTAGAACCTACAATCGTAAGTTTTTCATTTTTATCTTTTTGTGGTTGTTTAGCCTCAAGTAAAAACTTAATAAGATTCCTATGGACATCATCATTCATCGGAATTTCATCTATTTCTACTATCGAAGTATTCAAAAATGGTGAATCAACATCCACCAACTGAATTGTTACTTTTGCTACTGTAGCCATTATTTATCTCCTATTACTTGTGTTATTGTATTTTCAGTGTACCATCTGAATTTATTCTTAGTTGCCCATTCACCATGGGTTAACTTTGTGCCATCTTTACGAACTCTTGCATGAGGCATTGGGGTTTTATGATTATAGAATAAGAATAGTAGTTCTTTGCTATTTGATAAAGACTCCCTAACCCATACGTACTTCCTAGCTTCAGCATTATCCATAAACCTTCCTTTAGCTTCAATAATTAAATTGCCTTTACCAAAGTCTGGGGTATAGGTATGATCAATTGTATACGGAATCTTTTCAGGGTGATACTCCCAATCCTTTAATAAGCCTTCTTCTAATTCACCTTCCCATTTAGAGTCGGCTCTTCTTGCCGAGGCTCTCCATTTATTATTTGGTTTATAACCCATGCAAATCTCCTATTTTAGCAATATACTCTTCTTTACTAAGCATAACCTCTACATCTTTGCTATGAGAAAGAGGAACTTTAATCGAAGATTTAGCTTTTAGCTTTTCTATTTCTTCTTTTAATTCGTCTATCTCTTTTTTTAAAGTTCTATTTATTTGTAACGCTGCATGATAAGCGTTTTGATTATCATTTGGATTACTCATTATCTCCTCCTATTAGATCAACTAACTCACATACGCTTCCAGTACAGGCAAGCTCTTTATTGCCTATTGTTGTATCTTCCAACTCGTACTTGCTAATCAAGTCCCAATCAACTAACTTTGGCATTGACTTGGCAAGCTCATGATACTGTTCTTTAGTGCAATCCTCGTATGGCGCTTGCTGATACGTATGGTCTGAATGTGGCAGGAAACTTACACCTGACACCTCATCAAAGTATTTATATACCCATGCGCCTACTTCCATCCATTCATGTTCCTTAACAGAAATAGTAACACTAGGCTTATGTTCGCAATAATACCTTTGGTATGTAAGCCATAGTTCAAGTTGTTCAATAGCACTTCTATCATTCCTTAATACCGCGCCTTTTGGTGCTTTCATAGGAAATGTGAAGACTTTGACACTACTTGGTTTCATTACGTCAGCCTCACATGGTATACCTTGGTCTTCCATAAGTTGAGCAATTGGATCTTTTGAATCAGCTCTAACTCTACGGAAGTAGTAGTCATTATGCCTAGTGTGAATACCAGACGCTGAGTCTACCAGTTGACTAACTGTGCCACTAGGTTTAATAGCAGTTGTTGCAGTAGCCTGACTGATTCCAAGTTTTCCTGACCAGTTTTTATTTGTTTCAACAGATTTCTTTTTAAGGTCTGTAAGAAATTTAGGTAAGTCTCCTCTATCTGTAGTACCATTCATAAATGAATTATCCATGATGCCAGTCAACGACACACCTAGCAGCGCTTCTTCTTCTGTATTAGAGACCCATTTAGGTCTTAGTCTTTTAATATTTGTGAGGGAAGCTTGGAACGTACCAAGTATGGTAGCCAGCTTAACCTTATTTTGTATATCTTTATAATTGTCGGTAGCTCTGACGACAACCTCAGTTAGGTTACAGAACTGTCCGTCTCTTAATATGATTTCGCTACAAGGGTTACAGCCAAAGTCGTGTTCAGTATCACGTCTACCTATAGTAGCTACTTGTTTCTTTGCAGCTTCTCTATTAAAAATACCACGCTCTCCAGATTTAGATTCGTAAAGAGCTAGCCATTCTTTCATAAAGATACTCATATCAGGCTTTTCTGTGTAGCATACGCTATTATTACTGAGTGCCATCTCTGGTGTATCAGTCCACCATTGACCAGACTTAGCACTTCTCATGCGCTCATCAGTCAAATTACTTAAGGAAATCAATGCACTACGTCTGACACCTCCAACAACAACAACTTCTGCTACCTTACACATAATGCGGTGGCATTCATAACTTGTTAATTTTCTACTTGCAGCTTCTTTAAAGACGTTAGTACAAAAGTTAAACAAATCTAGCAATGGCTCTGGCCCACTAGCTCTTCCACCAAATGTTTTAAGGCGTGATCCTTTCTTTCTAATCCTAGAGAAATCCCACTTAGGCATCTCTCCGTTATATAAATATGTAATTAATTTTCTAAATGCAGATTGCCATCCTTCTTTGGAATCTTGCACAACGATGACATCATCTACATCAATTAGTTCTTCTGGTATTTCTGGAAGTTTATTTATGTGTTGGCGTTCAACACTAAAGCCCACACCAGTACCATGTATTAGAATATAAAGACATTCATCAAATGCTTTTGGGTGGTCTACACTAAGATAGGCACAATTGTATCCTGCTATATGATTTTTGGATAAAGCTGTGCCAGCAGTCATTAGCGCTCTCATACTAGGCATAATATCTAGATTAAGAACTGCATGTTCTAATTTTTTTCTAGTCGTTGTATCTAATTCATAATCTGTATTTTCTTTTAGGTGCTCTTCCATAAAGTTGAAGTATCTAGCTACGGTTTCTTCCCATGTTTCTCTTCTATTCTTTTCTGGTAGCCATCTGGCATACCTACTTAATGCTATAAAATTCTGATAATCATTAGGTAATTTCATTACTATTTCTCCTTATTTGTCTACGAAAAAGCAATCTAACCTATATTACTACAAGTTAAATTGCTTAATTTATTTAATGACCCTTTTGGTAACCACTTATTTCTTTAAGGGGAATCGCCTCAGAAAGTACAAAACCCTTCGCAAGGTACTCAGAGAATCTCACACATAAAATCTCTCCATCTATCCTCTCACAATAAATGCTGTCATTAACATCCTCATCATCATCATCTAATTTACCATTAGTGTATGTCATACCAAGTTTCTCCTATTTTAGATGTACCATCCATTCTACAATTAAACCCTAACTGTTCGCCTGCCATAGTTGCAGCCTTCTCTAACACAGTGGCTAGTTTAGGTGCATCTTCAACGGAACATTCAAAGTTTTGTTCATCATGCATAATAGCTAGTAATTTGCAATTAATATTATTCTTTTCTATTAACTTCGCAGATATATTCGCCCACTCTTTTGCAAGAATAGCCTCGTTACCTTGTAGCAAATAGTTAAGTAACTTATGCGGAGAGTCAACTTGAATCTTCCTACCATCCTGAGCAGTAATAGCCTTACCACCAGATTTTTCAAAATCTAGTCTTAGTTTAGTCTGTAACTTACTCAACGCAGGAAAGCTCTTTAGGAATTTTGCTTTAAGCTCTTTTCCGTCTTTAGCTTTACCGCCAACAATAGAGCCAATCTTAGTATCACCTGCACCAAATAAGAATGCATAGATAAAAGTCTTAGCTTGTGCTCTAGTTCTCAATCCGGCAGCCTTTTGGTTTATAGTATGAACATCAGTACCTTTGGCTTCTTTACCAGTGATAACTGTCTCTGAGTATGTCTTATCACCCATAGCAGCAGCTAGTAATCTCAACTGTGCAGATGCCAAATCACATCCAACTAAAACTCGATCACGGGGAGCTATGAAGATCTCTCTCATCTCTTTCCCAAATGTTGCTTTAGCCCCTGGCACATTTACTAAGTTTTTGTGACTCATTCTTCCAGTCGCAGTTCCTAAAGTAAAAGGCACACACTCGATTCGACCATCTTTACGTCTTGAACCTAACCAACCTTTCTTCTCTTCCTTTTGATTTTGAAGAGTGTTAAGGCGATGCTGGTACGTAGCATGAAGAGCGATATCTTTTCCAAGAGTCCCTTTAATAGACCCATAAGAATCCTCCGTTAATTTAGCTGAAGTTCTAATCATTCTTCCTTCAGCAGTTCGTTTCGTATTCCATTCAGTTGGTTTCCAGCCATTCTTGAATAGCAACTTCTTCACTTCGCTATGTTGTGTTAACTTAGCATCATGAAATTCTACTCTACAATACGCTCCATAAACCTTTATTCCTTCACCAAGCCACTTAGCTTGTGCTGAATGTAACACACCTGCTTTAGTGTACCTTGGTAAAATAGGTTTCTTTAAACGTTGACCTTCTTTTAACTCGGTATCATATTTAATACCAGTAGTCCCTAAGATCTCATTACATTCCTGATTACTGACCCATACATCTGGACATTTGACAATCTTTGGCATAAGTGGCTCAACACTTCGTCTGAGAGTTTCTATCTCACGCTTTAGAAAATCAATATGTCTTAATGCAAGTCTTTCGTCTATAAGCCAGCCATTCTTCACTTGTTGCGCACTAATTTTAGCAATTGCAAACTCGCGTTGAATAACCGACTTAGGAATACCTGACATCTTAAACTCTTTCATTAGTTGTATATAGACACGAACATTTATTTGTACATCAATTTCACACCTATTCAGCATAGTATCTTCATATACTGCCCATTGTTCTTGGATAAATTTAGGAATTCCTAAAGCTTCACCCCATTGAGCTAAGTTGTGTCTACCTTTTACACGGCCTAATTGGCGATTAAAGTTTAGTAATTGACTCATTAGAAACGTATCTATGATTGTGGCACTAGTTTTAAAGTTATGTAACTTTTCTAATACCACCATATCATACGCAATAAAGTTGTGACCTATAATCTGCTTAGCAGTAGATAACAACTTTAATCCTTCTTCAATACTTCTATAATCACTATTATAGTCTGTGAATGTTTCTTTCTCTTTGGTTTCAATATTGAAAACACTGATACACCAAAGTTTAGTGACATCATTTTGGAAGCCATTAGCCTCAACGTCCACCACTAATTTCTCATTCATATGTATCTCCTTATATTTATAATTGTGAAAATTCTATCGGTACATTAGTTAATCTACCTGTATCACTATCAAACCTCGCATGACCAGCTGGACCTGTAAATCCTGTAAAGCGATTCTTAAGTACACTGATCTTGACTCGTTGTCTCTCAAACTCGTCCTCTTCATATTTATTTCTACTAAAGCCAATAATTTGAAAAGCAATTTGCTTGAGTGAACCTGATCCTTTTAGTGCATCTTCAGTTATATTAGCCCCTTCTTCAAAGGTTTTAGCCCCACTACCAGTCTTTCTTAAGTGGGAAACTACGCCAATCCAAACATCAAATTTCTTACAGCACTTCAATAAATCAGACATTAATTTATCCATAGATTCATTAACACTTCCGTCAACTTCACTTACAGCTAAGGTTATGTGATCTAAATATATAAACTTACAACCACTAGCAGCCATAAACTCAATCTTTTCCATTAATGAGTTATCGCTAACTGAACCTTGGTGGTCAAGTAGAGTTAATCTACCATTACCGGCAACTGCTTCCCAAGCATCTTTTCCTTCGTCTCCTTCACGATCGAATTCAACATCAGGTAAAGTTATACGCTTGTTTAAATGTAATCCAATAAGCCCATCAAGTGTTTCTCTAATAGATTCTTCTAAAGATACAATACCTATCTGGATATTTGTTGTCTGAAGGATATGATAAATATCTTCTCTAACAAATGAAGATTTACCACTTCCTGTACCAGCTGTAAATATTGTTAATTCACCAGTCCTTCTACCATAAG